CGGATGCCAGCGGACGTGTGGACCGGCATATCACCGAGACCCTCGGTCCCACTGTGAACCCGGAGGTCCAGGCGGCAGGGCTTCGACGCCAGTCCCAGGTGGACTCGACGCCGCTTTACGAACAGGCCATGGCTCAGGACATTCCATTCACGGAAGGCCTCCAGAACCTCTTCCGTCGTCCATCGGCCACCGCGGCCCTACAGACCGCAGGCCAGGAACTCCTCGATGAGGGGATCAACCCTGCGACCGTGGGCCTGGTGATGCGCGAGGGCCAGTGGGTCATGGGCGCAAAGCCCACCATGGCGGCCTATGACAAGGTCAAGAAGGTCCTCGACCGGACGGTCTTCGCGGGTCAGAACAAGTTCGCCGCGCCGGCGGTCACCGATGCCTCAAGAGGCGCCGCGACCATCCGCAGCGAGCTCCTCGGGATCCTCGACGGTCCCGTAGCTGTCCCAGGGTCCACGATGCCTTCGAGCGCAGCCGCCGGCCTCAACCCGTTCTATCGGGAAGCCCGTCAGGCCGCCGCCGAACCCATCCAGTCCGCAAGGGCGATGGAGGCGGGGCAGGCCAGCGCAGCAGGGAACACCTCCGCCGATTCGATCCGCTTCGAAATGCGCGACATGAACCCGCATCAGCAGGACATGTACCGTCTGGGCCGCAGGACCGACATGGCCACCAAGGCCCGTCAGTCCGGTGACTATTCGAACCTCGGGCGCTCCCAGAACGGGAACCTCGAGAACCGCATGGCCAACGAAGAGGCCTTCGGCGCCGGACCCGCAGGGGCCCTCCAGGACCGTCTGACCGCCGAGCACGAGGTCCACCAGACCTACAAGGGCATCTTCGGAGGCCCTGCGACCGCGGAGAGACTCAGTGACCAGGCGGCTCAGGCGGAAGCCCTCGGGGCCGCTTCGGATGCCGCCAGCGGCAATTGGCTGAACCTCGCCGGAAGGGTCACCAAGGGGGTCTTGAAGGGTGAGGATCTCGACGTCGTCAGGGGCCATGTGGCCAACGTTCTGACGGCCGACGATGCCACGGTGATCCGCAGGCACATGCAGGCCCTGGCGAACCGTGAGGAACGCTCGGGCCAGGTGGCCGTCCGCAAGAACCGCATGGTCACCACGGGTGTCCGAGGAGCCGCGAACGCCGCCGGTGCAGCCCAGGGAGCCCTCGTGGTCGCCCAGCCTGATCCAGCGGAAGTCGATGACCTCTACGGACCCTTCGGTCCTCAATAACATCCCAAACCTCTCCCCAGGATCTCACGGTCCTGGGGACCCCATTCCCGGAGCTCCACGTGACCAAGCCCACCGGCCGTCCCGTAGGACGTCCTCCGGACCCGAAGCCCAAGCGTCCCCAGGCCCCCAAGCCTCGCGGCCGCCCCAAGGGCTCCCCCAACAAGCCCGGATCGATCGCGGCGTTCGTCACGGACGCCCTGCTGAATCCTCCGGCACCTCCCGAGATTAAGAAGAGGGCCCCCAGGGGCGCCTGGGTCCACATGACCCCGGAACAGCGCACCGAATACGCCCACGCCCTCAGGGCCGCCCGGTCCCCCGACTGGAAGGCCGGAGGGGCCACCCTGGGGCGTCCTGCGGGACTCACCGACGAACAGCACCAACAGATGCTCGAGGCCGCAATGCCGGAGGCTAAAAGGATCATCAAGACCATGACCAAGAAGGGACAGCTCCCAGAGCTCGACCCCCGCGCCGAGGAGGCAATGACCGCTCTCCTGGTCATGCTCCGCGCCGGTGCCACCGCGAAGGACCGCGTGGCGATCGCCAAGACCATCCTGGACTTCACCATGTCCAAGCCGACCGCCAAGACCGAGCTGACCGTCAAGAGCGCCGAGGATCTCCTCGACGATCTCGCAGACGCGGTCCTCGAGGACGAGCCGGAAGACGAACCCGAGGAATAACCAAATGGCCCAGATGGCGCCCGAAGAACGTCGGCGCCTACTGGCCCGCAAGAAGATCCTCGAGGACTTCGAGGCCTATGCGAAGGCCTGCATCAAAATCAAGATGAAGCCCCCGGAAGACGACCCAGAGGCCCCGGTCCAGATGGGCCCGCTGATCCTCAACAGATCCCAGCGGCGCTTCATGGAGGTGGCCCTCAGGCAGTGGGCCAAGACCGGCAAGATCCGGATCGTGGTCCTCAAGGCCCGCCAGCTCGGCCTGTCGACCCTCTGGGGCGCCTTCATGTACTGGTGGACTTCCCAGAGGAAGCTCCAGAAGGCCCTCGTGGTCACCCATGTGGCCTCGGCGACCTCAGAGCTCTTCGAGATGACCAAGCGGTTCCACGACAACGTGCCCGACTTCGTCCGTCCCTCGACCAGCCGGAACGCCGGCTCGATCCTCCAGTTCGACAAGCTCGATAGCGGTTTCCGCGTGGCGACCGCAGGGTCCGACACCATCGGCCGTGGTTCGAACTTCCAGGCTGTCCACTTGTCCGAAGTGGGCCTGTGGCCGTCCAAGAAGGCCAAGGGGCTCTACAACGGTCTGAAGCAGGCCGTCCCAAACGCCCGGGACACCTTCATTTGCGTCGAGTCCACGGCCCGTGGCGTCGGCAACCTGTTCCACGACCTGTGGACCGCAGCGGAGAACGGGACCTCCGGTTTCGAAGCGATCTTCATCCCCTGGATCTTCGACAGCTCCTATCAGGACAAGCCCGAGGATATCCCGCAGCCCTTCACCCGAACCGCCATCGAGGACGAACTCGCGGCTAAGTGCCTCGAGCTCTATGACGAAGTGGTCACGGACGCCCAGCTCTCATGGCGCCGCAAGATCGTGGCGACCGATGGCGTGGACCTGTTCCGCCAGGAATATCCCACCTGGGCCGAAGAGGCCTTCCTGACCTCGGGCGCCCCCGTGTTCAACCTTCAGGCCCTCATGGACCGGAAGAAGGAACTCGAGGAGCACGACAAGGACGGCGGGGAGCCGCGGTACACGGTCCATACGTTCAACGATGGTCCCGAGCCCTTCTTCTCCGTCTGGGCCCGTGGCGCCCTCAAGGTCTACCAGAAGCCTGAAGCCGACCGGTCCTATGTGATCGGATCCGATGTGTCCTCCGGGTCCTCGAAGGACTGGACGACCGCTCAGGTCATCGATGACCAACATCGCCAAGTGGCCGTGTGGCGCGGCAAGATCGACCCGGGCCAATGGGCCCACGTCCTGGCGACCCTGGGGACCTGGTACAACGACGCCAAGGTCATCATCGAGGCCAACAACCACGGGCTCCTCCCGGCCACCAGGCTCTCGGAGGACGAAGGATACACCAACGTCTTCACCCGTGAGGTCTATGATGATCTCCAGAAGGAGGAGGTCCTCAAGGTCGGTTTCTACACCGACGAGAAGACCAAGCCCCTGGTCATCGGGGAACTCCAAGACGTCATCCGCGAACGGACAATGGAGCTGAACGACCTGGAGACCATCCAGGAACTCATGACCTTCATCAATACCGACGCCGGAAAGCAGGAGGCCGAGAAGGGCTGTCACGACGATCTCGTCATGGCCCTGTGCTTCGCCAACCACATCCACGAGCCCGCCTATGAGCCCATCCAGGGCCTGGAGGACTTCTACTTTGAGATGATTTAACCATGCCCATCGACCGCAGGCCCGTGGCCCTGACGGAGGACGAGTTCCTCAACGCCGTCCGCGACCGCGCGGAGCACACCTTCAACAGCGCCGATGGCACCATGACCGCCGAGCGCGTCGAGGTCCTCGAGCACTACGCCGGCGACGCTCCGCCTCCGTTCCACCCCGGGTCCTCGAAGTACGTCTCCCCGGACGTCCAGGACGCGGTCGACAAGCTCACCTCGAATCTCCAGGAGGCCTTCGGGGCCGGGAGCAACATCGTCCAGTTCGCCCCGGTGAATGCCGGCGACGTCTCCCTGGCCGCGATCGCCACCGTGTGCGTCGAGGATGCCCTGTTCCGCAAGAACGAGGGCTTCGAGATCTTCGGGGACGTCATCAAGGACGCCGCGCTCTTCAGGACCGGGGTCGCCAAGGCCTATTGGGAAGTCTCAGAGGACTTCGAGGAAATGCCCTTCGAGGGCACCACGGACCAGCTCCGTGCGATCCTCGTGGCCTCCGAGGACGAACAGATGGGCGTCGAGATCCAGGGTCTCTCCATGGGGGACAACGGGATGGTCTCGGCGACCCTCTCGCGCCCGATCGACACCTCCCAGGTCCGGGTGGTCCCAGTGCCTCCCGAGGAGTTCGTCTGCGACGGACGCACCAGGGACATGAAGCGCATGCGCTACGTAGGCCAGCGGACTATCAAGACCCTCGGGGAGCTCATTG